GGCGTGTGACATTGGTGATCGGCGTGTGACGTACACTTGGCTACGTCGTGGTCATCGACCGCTCGAAGAAGGAGCTCAAGCCGCCGGATAGCTCCTATCTGACGTCGCTCCAGACCGAGCTCGGCGACCTGTACCTGCAGCAGGACAACGACCTCGACCTGGTCCGCGAGCAGCGCGAGATGCGCCGCCCGGCCCTCTCAGAAGCCGACAAGGACTACATGCTCGTCCACGTCGACCCGCGCGACCCCGACATTACTGAAGAAGCCTTCCAGCAGACGGCCATCCTCACGCTCGAGCGCCCCAAACTGTCCATCGTTGGCGGTGAGGGCGACACGGCGCAGACCGTCGCCTCCAAGCTCGAGCATTTCACGGAAGAGACGTTATGGGAATGCGGGTGTCGAGAGCCCGGCAGCGACACCATGACCCAGGTCACCGACGCCACCCTGAACGATGGCGGCGGCTGGGCCAAGCTGCTCTGGTCGTCCGACCTGTGGTCCGAACGCTACGGCATCGCCTCACCCAAGTCGGGCGATCCCACCGACGCGTACACGTCCTACGACAAGATGACCGAAGAGGCCAAGAAGCGCGCCGGCCCCCCCTTCGTCTGGCAGTACGTCGATCCACGCCGCGTGTACCCGCAGTGGTCCAACGGCTACCTGTGCGAGGTGCTCGAGGTGTCAGAGATGCCGATGCGATCAGCGTTCAGACGGTACCGCCTGTCGCGCGACGCCATCGGCGACATCGTGCCCGAAGAGCTCGGCCAGTCTCAGAACATCATCGAGGCCAGCCGCAACATGCTGTCGTCGGTGACCTTCCTCGAGCACTGGGACGACGTCTGGGTCAGCTACGCCATCTGCTCACAGAACTTCAATGGCGACCAGACCGGCTACATCGTCAAGCAGTTCAAGCACAAATACAGCTTTGGCGTGCCCTACGACTACGCCCCAGGCTTGACCATGAACCACTGGCGCAACCGCAAGGTCGGCTGGGGCATTGGCCGCACCAAACTCTGGCTCGTGCAGTACCGGCAGTACTTGCGGGCCATGCACGCGCAGTACGTCGCCAGGGACCTCCTTTCCCCCCTGGTGACGTACGGCGACACCCCGGCCGCCGCGGTGATCGGCGACGACGGTCTGCCCAAGGAAACCGACCCCACGGTTCACCCCGGCGAGATCCTGAACCTGCCGCCCGGCCGCCAGCTGCAGCGCATCCAGTACCCCGACGCCAGCACCCTGGAAAAACACATGGCGTTGATCGACGGCGCCATCCGCGACCTGGAATCACCTCGAGTGACCACGCTCAGTGGCATGGAGGGCGCCGGGTTCGCCATCTCCCAGGTGCTGAGCTACTCGAGGACGCGTGTCGGTCCCATCCGCCACGGCATCGAGTCCCTTCTGAAGGGGCAGACCGAGAAGTTGTGGACGCTGATCCGCGAACGCGCCAACGAGAAGGTGTACGTGTTCTCAGGCGGCATCGACGTGGGCAGCGGCAAAGCTGCCGCGGAGTTCATCGGCTTCGGCCCCTCGGATCTGCAACGCCCGATGAGAATCAAGTGGGAGGTGCAGGCCCAGCTCCCGACCGACGAAATGATCATGGCGCGCTACGCCCACGAGCGGCTCGCCGCGGGCACGTTCGGCAAGGACGAGGCCGTCACCTACCTGGGCGACAACCCCGACGAGATCCGCCGCAGCATTGCCCGCGACCGCATCCGCGCCTCACCCGCCTATCAGAAATGGCTGGACGCCGAGGTGTTCATGGAAGCGGGCCGAGGCGACCTGTTGCAGAAGGCGCAGGACGCCGAGCAGCTCGCGCTCAGCGGTCAGGTCAACGCCGCGTTGCCCAGCGGTCAGCCCCAGCCGGGGGTGTTCGAAGGTGGCGGTCCAGGCGCTGGCGGCGTGCCAGACCTGGGCGCACTGGCGACCGCACCCAACGGTGCCGGCGCATCGCCGCCAGGGTACGGCCAGGTCATCGGTGGCGCGCAGCAACCAGGTGGGACACTGCCGGCGGGTGGCGTGCCGTACGGCCCCCAGGGGCCAGCCGCACCAGGCGGTCGCTGATGGCCGGCTCTCCCCAGCAGTCTGAATTCTTAAAGCTGCAGCAGGAGATCACCAGCGAGGTGCAGCGGGATGCGCCGGCTATTGCGACGGGCGTGTTCGGCGACAACAAAAATCATCCGGATATGGCGCAGGTGTCCAACCAGAAGCTGGACGACCTGTACCGTCAGAAGTACCAGACCAACGATCGCGCCTGGCTGCAGTCAGAGGCACGGCGTGACCCGCAGCAGTTCCTGGACGTCGCCAAGCGCATTGGCGTCAGCATGCCTCAGCCGGGTGAGCCGTCCACCGTGGTCGACCCCAACGCATTCGGCAAGGCGGTGATGGCCAACGCCGCACCACCAGCGCCACCAGCTATGCCAGCACCGCCGCCGGCGTTGCCGCCGCCACCACCAGTGATGCCCGCGCCACCGGCCATGATTGCTCCACCACCGGGTCCGGTTGCGCCGCCGCCCGCAATTCTCGGGCCGAACGGTCAGCCGCTACCTGCGACGGGTGTTACTTGATGCCCTGGTACTTGTACTCCCACCGCCACTCCGATGGTGGCTCCCAGCGGGTGACGCCAGGGTGAGCCGCGTAGTACTCGGTCTGGAAGGCTTGCCAGGCGCGTTCTTTGAACCAGTCGCGCACGCCCGCAAGAGCGATCAGCCCGTACGGCACGCCAACGATAAGGGCGAGCAGCACAAGGTCCCAACGCATAAACTGCAAAGACATCTCGATACTCCAATTGTCGGGATGATGGCGCTCCAGGTGTGTGGCCTGGGGCGCCCTTGTTATAGCCGCAGTGCGTTGAGCCGGGCGTGATTTAGATGCCTGGCACCATCCTCCTCGACGACCTGCGCTCGAGCATCGGCGACGAGCTGCGCTCCCACGCTCAGGGATTGCTGCAACTCGGCCAGGGCGCCGTCCAGAGCATCAACGATGCGATCCCCCCGCCGCCGCCGGTACCCCAGGGTCCCGACCCCAACCAGATCCTGCAGGAGCTCCAGCAGCACGCCCAGCAGGCCGCGGCCGCTGCACAACCTGCCGTCCAGGTGCTCGGTGGGGCGCAACAGTCCGCGGGTGACGTGCTGCAGCAGCTTCAACAGCACGCGTCCAACCTGACCAGCGATGTCGGCCAGCAGTTACAGCAACACGTCAACAGTCTCACCCAGGGCGCGCAGGACGCCGTCCAGAGTCTGGCCACCCCACCACCGGCGCCACCACCACCAGCGACCACCACGCCATCGCTGGGCGGTCCGCCACCGTCAGACACGGGACCGGCGACCGTTGGTCAGGGCCAGTCGGCGTTCATCACCAGCCTGCAGGGCATGGCGCAGCGCGCAGCGGCGGCCACGGGCATCGATCCCAACGCCATGCTGGCGATTGCCGCCAACGAGACCGGCTGGGGCCAGTCGTCCAACGCCCAGCAGCAGAACAACCTGTTCAGCCTGCAGGGTGACGGCAGCAACGGCTCGAGGTGGGCCAGCTACAAGAGCCCGCAGGAGTCGTTTGACGCGTTCATCAACCTGGTGCAGACCGCGCCGCGGTACGCCCAGGCGTGGGCCGATCGAGGCAACGCCAGTAAGTTCGTCGACGACCTGCGGAACGCGGGCTACGTGGTCGACGAGCCGGGCTACCCCGCGCAGGGATGGGTCGACCAGGTGAAGTCGATCTACGACCATCTGCCCCCGGCCGCACAGGGAGCGGTCAACGCGGTGCAGGGCGCTGGCCAGCAGGTGCTCGGCGCCGCTCGAGGTGCGCTCGACACGGCGTCGACGGCGATGAACCAGTCCCAGTTCGGTGACCCGCAGTTGACGGCCGACGAGGCGTACGCGGCCTGCGGCCCCGCGGCCGCCGTCAGGTTCGCCGAACGTTTTGGACGTAACCCCACGCTCAGAGAAGCCACCGATCTGGCCAAGCAAGTGGGCTGGACCAGTGGCGGCGGTATGGCCGGCATCACCAGCGAGCAGCAACTGCTCAAGAACATGGGCGTCGATACGCACATTGTTGCGCCCGATTGGGATGCGATCGCCAAAGAAGCGCAGACGGGGAACCCGGTCACCATCAGTACGCAAAATCACTACTTTTTCGCCGACGGCTACAACCCGCAGACGGGCGCGTTCCACGTGGGACGGTCGGGTCTGGACCTGAAAAACGGCAGCGAGTGGATGACGCCGACCCAGATGGAAAATCTGATGGGCCGCGCGCAGGGCGCCCTGTTCGCCGACAACCCTGCGGTACCTGCCTCGAGCACATCTCCCACGTCACTGGGCGGCACCGGTGGTGCATCCAACGCCCCGATCACCATTGGTGGGCCAGCCCCCGTGAAGGCGCCGCTGTACGTCAAGGGTGCCATGCAGGACGCCAACGGCAACGTGGTCGCCGACCAGGGGCCAACGCCCATCCAGTCTGCCGCGGACGTGCTCGGCGGCGCCGCCGGCGCAGTCGGCGAAGCGGTCGGTGGCGCGGCATCGGCACTGGGCTCGGCCGCGCAGGGTGCGCTCGCTCAGGCCACCGCGCCCGTCCAGCTCCAGCCCGGCCAGGTGTCGGCGCGCGACCAGGTCAACCAGGTGGCCAGTGACGTGCAGCAAGCCGCGCAGGGCGTGCTGGGCGCGGCACAGGACGTCAACCGGATGACGCCTGGCACAACGGCAGTCAATGCGGTAGCGCCCGTTTTGGGGGCCGCTGCAAGCGATCTGGGCACCACGGCTCGAGGTGCGGTAGACGCCACCGTTCCCGTGCTCGGTGGTGCGGCCAGTGATCTCGGCACCCAGGCGGAGGCGTTCGCGCGGTCGCCGGTGGGTCAGCGTCTCTTACAGGCCGCCGCGGAGAATGCCCAGGAGGGGCCGTCGTTGATCCCGGCGGGCACGATGAGCCTGTACCGCGACGTCATGCAGGTCAAGAACGATTGGCTCGAGCAGAACAACCCGCTCAACAACCTGCCCGGCGCACGGCCAGAACCAGGCCACGAGGGCGACATCACGCCCGGCGGATTGATCGCGGGTCTGACCACGGGCATCGCGCAGCAGTTCACCGACCCGTTGATGCTGGCGTTGCTGGGGCCGACCAGTGGTGTGGCTGAAGCGGGCACGGGCGCTCTCAGTGGCGCGGTGAGCCGCATCGTCGGGCCGCAACTGGCGGAACGGCTGTCGCCCGGCGCGGTCAGCGTGCTCGGCACGATCGCCCAGAAGTTTTCGCAGGGCGCCATCGTGGGCGGGCTGCAGAACGCGATGTTCGAAGCCGAGAAGAAGGAGAGCACGCCCGAGTCGGTGGGCCAGGCGCTGGTGGTCGGCGCAGGGTTGGGCGGGGTGATCGACGTGGGCGCGGCCGGCGTTGCACAGGTCGTACGCCGTCTGGGCCAGGTGCTGCTCGACAACGCCCCACAGATCACCGAGGCCTTGCGCTCCTCGAGGCTACCCGCCCAGACCACCGTCAACAACGCGCTGGGCGGCGTGCCGGAATTGGCCGCGCGGGCTCGAGGCGAAGCGACCCCGGTCGCGCCGACGGCGCCCGCAACTGAAGCTGCACCGCTGCCACCGTCGACGGCGGTCGGTCGCCAGCGATTACCGAACTATCCCGCGGACACGCCTGAGGGTCGGTTCGAGGCCATCGCGCGACCGTTGCGCGAGGCATCGCCGGATGGCTTGCTGCATCTCGATCTGAACACGCTGCCGCAGGACGTGCTGCCGCTTGACAGGAACGTCGCCAAGAGCTCGGCGAACGGGTTGGTCAAACTGGCGCCGGGCGGCATGCCGAATACAGACGACCTGCGCGCGCTGTACGAGGCCAACCCTAACAAGCGCGACTTCTACTACGACCAGGCAGACCAGGGAATCCCGACCGTCGGCGCGCACAACCTCGAGGAGTGGTTCGCGCTGAACGCCATCAGCAGCATGCAGACCAACGTCACCGGCCAGGTGTCGGAGGCGGCGAAGGTCTTCGGCATGGTGCGGCAGATCGCGCAGGAAGGTCGTCAGGCAGGACTGTCGCCGCCTGAGATCAAGGCCAGCATCCTGAAGGCGGTCAACGACTACACGTACGGTGGTCCCGCGGGACCGAACAAGCGCATCGCCATGAACCGTGGCTATGCGACTGGTATTGCCGATACGGGTGGGCCGAAGACGCCGTCGTTCGCGGGCAACTACGGTTCTGCCGAAGCGCGTCTCTACGACCCGGCGATTACCAACGACATATGGAACTGGCGCACGATGAACATCGACACCAGCCAGACTCCAGCGGTGCGCGGTGGCAAGACGTACATGGATTCGCCGCACGAGTCCGCCGCGGCCAACAACAAGAACCTGTACCGCGGTGTCGAGGCGGTCTTCAACGAGCTCGGTGCGGAGCAGGGGGTTGACGGGTTCGCGTTCCAGTCGTCGGTGTGGGACGGTATCCGCGCGATGGCTGAGGGTGCTCCCGAGGCGTACGCCAAGTGGAAGGCGGGCGACTTCCAGGGCGCCATCCGCGATGCCAAAGCCGCGGGCGTCTTCGACCGGCCGATCGGTAAAGTTGGTGCGCCCGAGCCGGGCGAGATCTCGCGGGCGATGCAGCAGCCGTCGGTAAAGGCGGCGTTGGCGCAGTACGCGCCGTATCTGCACGATCCCCTTCCGCCAGAGCTGGGGATACCGTCGGTGCAGCGTGCGTTCCTGGGTGACACCAGGAAAGCGTCGGGCACGCTCCGACCCGCGACGCACGAGTTCCGTAACGCGCAGCGCGGGCTGCAAGAGAGCAACGCTCCGATCGTGCGCGGCGTGCCCGGCGGTGTGCTCGATCGATTAGGGGTGGACGAACGCGGGGTGATGCCGTGGCTGGCAACCGCGCACCGCGTGGTCGAAGAGACGCCAGGGAACTACGTCGTGCATCTGCCGTCGGGCAACAGCGACACCGCACGGTACGTGGCGGCGACCATCGGCGACGCGCTGAAGGCGCCGGAGATGGCGATTCACTATCCCGACTATCGGGCGCCGGACGCCGCGGGACTGAGCCTGGTGGCTGACAGGGCGACGCTGGATCGTGTGCAGGCGGCGCTGGCCGCGGATGGTCACCCGACGGTCAGAGGCCCCACTGGAGGGTCGCTGCAGATACCCCTGTATGACATGGAATCGGCGCCTCGTGTGGTAGAATCTCTCAAGAATGCGGGCGTCGATCCCGCGACGTTAGATAGGTACAACGGGACCAATGAGCGCATCCAGGCCGCAGACTATGCACGAACTCTTGGATCAACTGGGAGTCGGTTCGAACCGACTACCGTCGAGCGACGCAGTCTACTCGAGCGGGCCAAAGGTGGTCCTTCCGAAGCAGGAGCCGTCGAAGGCACCGGCTCTGCGGCCCCACCCGGAGGCGGCGCCGCCTCCCCCGCCAGGGGTGGGCTTCGAGGCTCCCGAGAGCTAACCCCGCCACCGCGGACGCTGTACCACGGCACGAGTGCCGACTATCCGTCGGTTGAGCCGGGGCAGCGGGCCTTCGAAGGCGAGAACTCGCTCGGTCCTGGTCACTATCTGGCAACTGACCCAGGCGTTGCCTCCGGGTATGCCGAACGGGCGCAGAACCCGGAAAGTATCGAGGGGTTCCAGGGTCAGGGTGCGAATGTTCGCAAGGTCAACGTGCCAGCGGACATGCGGCTGTTCAATATCACCCAGACTGACCGTGACCTGGCCGCGCCTGAAATCACGCGCATTGCCGACGTGCTCGAGCGGCAAGGTGGTGTCCGAGCGGGCGAAGCGGTCAATGAACTTCGCTATCTGGCCGGGATTGCCGATCCTTCTGCGAAGCTCGGTGGTGATGCCTCGCCGAACGCGGTGTTTGATGCGATGGCGTCGCGGGGGGTTGAGCCGCGAACGATCAGTTTTCTGTTGCGGAAACTGGGGTATGAAGGCATCGAGCACATCGACTCTCTGGATGGGGCGCACAACGTCCTGGTCTTTCCCGAGGCGACGAACCGTCTGCAGAACGCCATCAGTGGGCGGCAGGGCGGCCAGGCCCAGGTGCCGTTCGGCATCAACCTCGCGGGTGGTGTTGCTGGCGGTTACGCCGGTAACCTGGCAACACCCCAGGACGCGTCACCCGAAGAGCGCCTGAGAAACATCGGGCTCGGGGCAACCGCGGGGTTGCTCGGTACGCATCTGATCACCCGCGGTGGTGCCGGTCCCCTCTTGGAACGCGCCGTCGCGGGTGTCGGCCGCGAGGGTGAAGCCGGCTTCCGCGCACCAGAGACGCGCCCGACACTCGAGGAGCAACTCGCGCGGGCAGCAGACCGGGGTCCACGCCCCGGCGAGAATCTGCTGCGGGCCACCACCGAAGAGCGGCCACCACCCAGCGAGGAGCCGACCCGCCAGACCGTGCGCGGTGTCGAACCAGGCACGCCGCGGAACATCGGCGAGGTCGTCACCAATCCGCATCTGCTGGATGCGGCTGGTCCTGGCGAGACGCCGATGACGATGGACGAGCGCCTCGCCCATCAGGACACCCTCGAGCAACGCTACCAGGCCAACCAGGACCGTCTGGCCGCCATCGACGAGCAGCTGCGTAATCCTACGCAGAAGCCTGAGCGGCCGCCGTGGGGTGCGGGCTACACCAACGACAACCTGGTCGAGATCGCCCAGCAGCACGGTCAGAGCGCGTACGACCCGTTGTGGTGGGAGAAGGCCGGGCTGGACACCGGGTCGGGCGAGGTACGTCTCGACGTCGGCCAGAGTGGTATCCGCGGCACCGGGACGCGCGAGCCCACGCCGACCGAGTTGCGGGCGGAACGCAACACGCTGGCGCTCGACCAGCGCCACATCGAGGCCGCGGGCGAGCAGCAGGCGAATGCGCCGGACGACGCACAGTTCGCCCGCCGCGGCCAGCGTGCTGCAGACCTGCCGTTCGCGGGTGGCGAAGAGAACGCGCCGCACGGTCCGTACGCGACCGAGCAGGCATCGTCCGGTCCAGGCTCGCTGGCCGAAGACATCGTCACCCAGAACGGCCGCAAGAGCTACGGCGACCCGCTGAGCGGCGACGGGCTGCGCGAAGCGCCCGGCGAGGTCATCGGCACCAGAGGCGGCGTGACCGGGCGTGGCATCAGCGACGCCGAAGCGGCCAACGTGCCGCCACCCAGCGAAGCCACCCTCAAGCGGATGCCGAACCTGGACGCCATGCTGAAGGGCGCCATGCCCGAGGTCAGGGCACAGATCCAGCGCGCGGCCGAGGACAACCCCGAGCTGTTCGACGCGTACACCCAGGGCCGGATCTCGCACGACTCGCTGGTGAACGACCTGGCCACCAAAGTGGGCATGACGCGCGACGAGTGGCTGAAGACGCCTGTCGGCAAGGGTTTCAATCCGCAGGAGATGGTGGCGCTGCAGGCCGCGGCTATCGATGCCCAGGCACGGTCCGAGAAGATGGCCAGGGACATCGTCGCCAGGGGCGGGGTGGATGCGCTGTCGGACGAGCAGGTCGCGTACGGGCTCAACGAGCTCTCCAAGAACACCCAGTTGCTGACGGTGGCCAGGGGTGGGCGCAGTACGGCGGGCCGCACGCTGGAGTCGCTGAAGAATCGGCTGGACGCGACGATGGCGCGCGGCATCAACGCTAGCAACGAGCGCATCGGCGCCCAGCGCATTGCCGACCAGGCCAAGCGGGCGACGGCTCGCGCAACGCAGCTTCTGGAAAAAACGCGCGAGATGGATGTCGAGCAGAAGACCGCGGTCGCCACGGCGCGGTCGAACGGGGCGCCGAAGAACATCCTCGATCAGATCGCGGCCGCGTACGACCAGCTCGATCGCTACAACGCCATGACGCTGCACGAGAAGGCTGACGACTTCAACGCGCTGAAGGCTGCGCGCGATGCCGCGGCGGCGAAACGTCAGGCGGCGGTGCGGGAGCCGCCCCAGGAATTGCTGAGTGCCTTGCAGGCGGAGCTCGCCGCGGAGCGTAAGAACTTTGCCAACCGCAAGAACACGTGGGAAGACATGGCGTTCTGGGATAGCAAGGCCAACGAGATCGCCGCTGAGAAACGCAACGCGTTCCGCGGGGGTCTGTACATCGAGCAGTACCGCAAGAGTGCCGACCTGGCCGCGAAGTCGGCCGAGGCTGATGCGAAACGCGCGTTCGACCTCGAGTCGAAGCGCCAGTCACTGCAGTCCCAACGCGCGAGCAGCGTGCTCGAGGCGGTGGGTGGCCAGAAGCCGTCCCGAGAATTGCTCGCCAGCTACGTCAAGGCGATCACGTCCGACGATCCGCTGGCCGCGGGCAAGTTCATCAAGGGCTTGCAGCAGCAGGGCTGGTGGGGCCGGTCGCAGATCGTGCGTATCGCGGGGCTACTCAGCTCCACGGTCACCCATATGGCCAACATGGTCGGCAACATCAGCCAGGTGCCGCTCGAGGTCGCCACGCACGGCATGGTGGTGGGCATTGACTGGGCACGCGCGGCGGCCACTGGTGGTGAACGCCAGGCGTACATGGCTGAGCTCGGTCCGATGCTGGAGGCGTACGGCCCAGGCTTTCTGTCCAGCATGCCGGACGCCCTCAAAATTCTGCAGACCGGCATCTCGCCGGACGACCTGGTGAACCTGAAGAACATGCGGCCAGGTCTGGCGTCCGGGTCGGAGAAGCTCGACGCGGCCGTGGAGATGCCGCTGCGATTGCTGCAAGCTGAAGACCAGGTGTTCAAGGGTGGCGCGTTCGCCATGCAGGCGAACCGTGTGGCGACCCGCTATGCGGTCCGCGAAGGGTTCCGCGGCGAGCAGATCAAGGGGCGCACGGCGAACATCGTCAAGAATTTCGAGGAGTACCCCGAGCTCTACAAAGAGGCGCACGACGCCATGCTGCGGATGGTCTTTCAGGAGCACCGCGACTGGATACCGTCGCCGCGTGGGGCCGCGCAGGGCGTCGTGTCGCAGCCGCTGCCGTTCATTCGGACCCCAGCCAACATCACGGCCCAGGGCGGGGGTCTGTCACCGTTTGGGCTGGCCGGCACGGTCGCCGCGGTGCGAGCCCGCGGCGCATTGCAGACGGCAGGCGGCGCAACGTCAGCGCAACTCGGGCGCGCGACTTTACTGGCAGAGCAGCGCCTCGCGCGTACGGCGCTGGGCACGGCCATTGTGGGCATGGGCGTCGGGATGGGGGCCGGCACGTTCAGTGGTGGCAAGAGCATGCTGACCGGCGCGTACGACCCCAACGAAGCCAGCACGTACCCGCAGGGGTGGCGCGAGTGGTCGGTGGTCACCCAGGACCCGGTCAGCGGGAACACGTACTACGTGCCGATGCAGAATTTTGGAGCTGCCGGTGCGCCGCTGGCGATGGCGGCCATCCTGACGGACGCGGGCAAGCGTGGGCACAGCCTGCTGGATAAGGACGAGGCGGCTCGAGCGGCGACCAGCATCGGCCAGTACGTGCTCGACAACACGTTCCTGCAGGGCCTTTCAGATACGGTCAACGTGTTGCACGACCCGAGTCGGTACGCCAATAAGTTCCTCGAGAGCCTGGTGAGCAGCTATGGGCCGTATTCGGCGATGGGCCGCCAGATTCAGCGGGCCTACGGGGTGGCCAGCCGCAACCCGCACGATGGCTTCGTGGGGCTGGTCGAAGCGATGGAGTCGAACTATCCAGGGCTGAGCGGCAACGTGCCCGAGTCGTTGACGGCGATCGGCGAGCCGCGGACGCAGGGCATCTCTGGCGCAGCGGCGTTCGCCTTGCCGGTCCGAGCCGACATCCTGCGCGACGAGCCCACGCTCAAGGCGTTGCGCGACAACGATGTGCGGATTCCGCCGGCGCCGAAAGCGGTCAACGTGGGCAATGGCTGGTCGGTCGATCTAACGCCAGAGGAGCAGGATCAGTTGCAGCGGTCGCGCGGCGAGATCATCCGCCAGCAGGTGGCCGCGGTGATGGGGTCATCGCTCTATAAGGACGGCGACATCAGCGTACGGAACCAGTTGTTGTCGAAGGCGATCAGCAACGCGTCGCAGAACAGCGACGTGCTGTTTACGCGGACGTTGTCGCGGGCTGATTTGCAGTCCACCACCGCGGGCGGACGCGCGGTCCGTCGTACCGTGCCGACGCCATACACCGTGGCAGGAGAGGACGCAGCCTGATGCCCAGTTATCCGAGCAAGCAAGCCGCGGTCAATGCGCTCGTTCCGGGCGCGACGATCGTTGGTGAGAAGCCGTACGTCGTCAAGGTCGCCAACCCTAAAGCTGGACTCGCCGGCGAGCCAGCGCAGATCGATCAGGTGGCGGGCACCACGTTGTCGATCCAGAGTGCGGACGGGACGCCTGACACGATCACGATCGGCAGTGAGCACGTAGAGGGTCCAACCGGCAACGTCAGCTATGACGTTCTTGACGGCCCGACGAAGGCGCCGTCGAAGACGTCCACCCCGGCCGGTGGGCTCGAGCGGCTGGACGAAAACCTGAACGTCATCCCGCCAGGCTCGAGTACGCCGACGGTCTACGTGCGCGACCCGAAGGCGCCGCCAGGCACCCAGCCGTTCAAGGTCGACCCCAACGTCAAGACCGACCCCAGCACGTGGACGCCGATCACCGACCCGAACGATAAGAGCGACAACCCCCGCGTCATTGGTCTGTGGGACCCGGCCAACAACAAGGTCGGCGCCAGCGTCTCCGCCCAGGCTGGCGCGAAGACCTCAGACCCTGGCAAGTGGACGCCGGTGTACCGCACGCCAGGCGACGCCAGCAGCGGCGTGGTCGGCCAGTGGGACCCGGTCAACAGCGAGCTGCACGCGGTGTCGAGCGCGCCGGACGGGACGCAGATCGTGGCGACGCCGACGGCGATCTACACGCTCGACAAGGCCACCGGCAAAGTCATCAACACCCAGGAGGTCGCCCAGGGCGACGTCAACAAGCAGGCCGTGTCGGTCGGCGGCAAGGTGTACGTGTTCGATCCCAAGACGGGCGGGCTGACCTTGCCGGAGAACGTGAAAGACGCGGCCACGGTGGGCAACAGCACCACCCTCAAGGATCTCGTCTGGTACGACGACCAGGGCAACGAGGTCAGCCGCACGCCCAATCCGAACTACGGGAAAGCGCCGGTCACCGCGCCAACACCGAACACGGTTGCACCCTACATTCAGGTTCCCGATCCGAACAACCCGTCGCAACTGATCTGGATCGAGAACAAGGGCCAGGTCACGGCGAGCGCCGCGCTGCAGCAACTGGCGGCGCATCTGACCGGGCAAGTGGTTGACAAGAAGATCACGGTCGACGAGGCCAAGACGCTGATCGACGCGGCCAACCAGCGCATGACGGCCGACACGGCGCAGACCAACGCCGAGACGGCCCAGCAGCAGAACGTCACGACGGCGGCCGGCGATGTCCTGAGCAATACGCGCGGCAACGCCCAGACCGGCGCTGGCATGCTGCAGCAGCGGGCCGCGACGGCGAGCGGGATGCTGCAGAACATCCTGGGCCAGGCGACCGGCGCCAAGAACCTGATGTCGGCGCCAGCCGGGTTGGGCGAGCAGCTCGTGAACGGTATCGGGGGCTGGACGGCGGACATGATGGGTGGGCAGAGCACGCTGGATTCGGCCGCGCGCATGGTGCAGATGGCCGATCCGTCGAGCAACATGGCCGATCCCGCCACCCAGACCGCGGTGGGCGTGCTGCAGCAGATGCTCGACAAGTACCACCAGGTGACGGGCTCACCGCATCCCGCGGTGATGGCCACCCAGGCCGCGCAGCAGAGCGCACAAAACGGCGGTATGACGGCGCCAAATACCGCGCCACCTCCCCCGCCAGTGCAGCAGCAGCAGCAGTTCGGAGGTCTGGCGCAGGGAGGCGCGAATATGGGTGGGATGAATCTGTATCCGACGCCAGGCTCACCAGGCATGCCGATCAGCGGTCTGGCTCAAGGAGGAGGTCAACCAGGCGGCATGCCGTTCGCTCCGGTGATGTCGGGATTTGTTGCCCCAGGCGCGCCAGTCAAGCCGCCGCCAGTCACGGTCACGGTGGGTTGATCAGGTCATGCCGTACTATCCGAATCCCACTGGCGGCGCGCCGATCCAGGCGGACACGAACCCGAACCCGAATTCGGGGGGTGGTTCGTATGGCTACTACTCCGCGCCTGGCTACAACGGACCGCCGCCACCCACCGGCGGCGGAAGCAATGGCTCAAGCGGCAGTGTCAGCGGCGCCGCTGGCAGTGGCGGTCAACTCGGTGGTGATCCGACGATCACCCAGCAGACGGGCTCGGGCCAGTCCCTCGCCGCGGGGATCAACAGCCTGCTCGGCGCCGTTGCCTCGGGTAACAGACAGGCCTTCGAGGAGCAGGTCCGCGAGTTCAACGCCACGTTCGGTCTGAACCAGGACCAGTTCAACCAGCAGGTCAGCGAGTACAACCAGAACCTTGCCGTCACCCAGGCGGGGCTGACGGGTCAGTACAACGGGCAGCAGACGCAAGCCGCGCAACTGCAGGCGGCCAACCTGGCCGCTCAGCGAGCGGGGCTCACCGGGTACTACCAGGACCCCAGCACGACCTCGGGTCCCACCCAGGCGGCGTATCTTGCCGCGCGTACCACACAACTGCAGGGCATGGGCTTTGATCCTGCCCAGGCGGCGCAGACCGCGTTGTCCGAGTGGAACCAGGGCCTCGCGCAGTCGGGCAACGTGGCGGGTGGCATGCCACCCAGTCTCGTCTCAGCCGCCGGGCCGGGCACGCCGACGATGGCCTATCAGCAGCAGCAGTATGCCCAGCAGATGGGTGCGGTGACGGCCGCGGCGTCGATGCAGGCCAACCCGTTCCGCCAGGCGCAGGTGATCGGTCAGGCTGGCCGCATCCTGCAGGGCATGCCGACGGCCGGCTTCCAGGCGCCGACCACGGTGGCGGGCGTGGGCACGGCCGGCGGCAACACCCAGGGTGGCATGGGGTATCTGAGTCAGTTGATCTCGGATATTCAGGACCCGACGGCCAACCAGACGACGGCGCAGTCGTGGCTGGACGCGACGCCGACACCGAACAAGATCGACTCGAGCAGTTTTCTGAGAGCCTCGCCGACGACGCAGAACCTGATTCTGCAGAGTATGCAGGAGAAGTTTGGGTTAGACCCGACCGACTCGTTGAAACAGATCCAGAATACGCTCCCGCAATTCTCGGCGCCCAACACCACGGGCACGGTCAGGAGGGGTTGAGAGATGCCGCTGAAGAAGAGCGCCAGTAAAGCCGCGGTCGGCCAGAACATCAGGACTGAGGTCAAGGCCGGTAAACCGGTCAAGCAAGCGGTAGCGATCGCGCTGGACGTGCAGCGACGGGCGAAGGGCAAGAAGTAATGCCAGGCGATTGGGACAAGAACGTCCACCCCGACCTGGTCGATGACGAGGAGAGCTCGTCGTCCGAGCCGTCGGCGCCCCGCCCTCGCGGTCGCGGGCGTGCCAACTCTGACGCGGCCCTCCCCGCGACGGCGGGCGAGGCAGTATCAGAAGAGCCTGTCACTGAGTCAGGTTCCCAGGACACTGCCGAGCCCGACCCGGCGACACCCGACCTCGCCTGGTTCGACCAGGTCAGGGACGCGAAAGACCCCGTCGAAGCCCTGCGGCTGATTACCAAGAACCTGCCGCGCGACCAGCTCGAAAAAGACGAGGTCATGTCCGGCGTGATCGGCGCGCGTGCCGAACGCCGGTTCAACGAGATCAAGGCTCAGCAGGAGCGCGCGGCGCAGGAGCGAGCCAAACTGGAAGCGGCCGCCAACAACGACCTGTACACCCTGGGCGAGATGACTCAGCGCGAGTTGCAAGGGCAGCTCGCGTCGCAGCAAGCCGCTCAGGCCGCGGGACCGTTTATGGACGGCATCGTCCAGTTTCAAAAAACCCTGCCCGAGGTGATCCAGAAGAAGATCGCCGGGAAAACCTTCGGGGCAGGCAAGGGCTACGCCGAGGGCGTGGCAGAATACGTGGCAGCCATCGTCGACGAGGCAGTGGAGCTCGGCGTCAGTAAGCGCGAGTCCGCACTGAGGAAATCGGTGATGAGCGAGATAAACGGTGACGAGCCTGTCCCTGAGCGCGACTCTGGTACCCCCGGTCGCGTCCGAGAAGTGACAGACGAAATGATCGCCGCCATGACGCTTCGAGAATATGAGGCGCTGTTCGACGAGAACGGTAAGCCAAAGCCAGGGGTACGCCATCGGTCAACCCGAGGGATCCCCGTTCGTCAACATTAGGGGGTCATTCAAGACAACCACATGGCAACCGGTGCTTAGTACGGTATAGGCACCTAACGCAGCTCAAATGCGGGGAAGCCCTAAGAGCCTTCGAGCCTGATTAGGGAAGAGTGCGAAGGATGGAGCAATGGGTAATCCGCAGGCGAAAGTTTCAGATATCGAGTACGGCTGGTTAGCCGGGTTCTTTGACGGTGAGGGTTCTGTGGTACTGACGATTCGTCCCAGCGCAGGCAAGAACGGTGGACCCAAGGTCCAGCCGATGGCGCTGCTCGCTGGGACAGATCAGGCCGCGCTGGATGCAATCACGAGCATCCTCGAGCGTGTCCAGGTCGGGCATCACGTCGCATGGGCCATTCCCAGGGGCACTGCTCGTAATGGCAATGCCTACAAACGTGCCTGGGCTGTTCGTCTCGTGGGACTCAAACGAACCCAACGTTTCGTCGAATGGATCTTGCCCGCGCTGCAGACGAAGCGCGAGCGGGCCGAGTTGGTGCTGCAGTACATCGCAGCGCGTTTGGCTCATAGCGACTTCCGCACGCCGATCCAGCCCGAAGAGTGGGCGATGGCAATGCAGATGAAATTGCTCAACAGCAAGACCCAGCCGTTTACTCGAGAAGTCACCTTGAACACCGAACCAGCCGGGCTCACTTCAGAAGAGGCTCGGGTGCGTGGCATGAAGGGCCACGCCGTTCGGTGGGGTTACGCTGATACTAGCCTCAACGACCCCACGCTGCGCTTGCCCATCTGAGTGGGCAATGAAGGTAGAGTCTGCTCTTACATAAAAGTGTAAGCTAACAACAGGACCGAATTCGTAGATAAAACCATTTCAGATGGCGTTTTCTCCCCCGACATCTGGAGTAAGCAGGTACTGCGGGCGACAGAGTCGAACTTGCTCTTCGCAAAGTCAGTAAACCGAGGATTCGAGAACGACGCGTCGGTCGGAAAGACCGTCAAAGTAGCGTCAATCGGGAATCTGGCGGCGAGGGCAAAGACAGAAAATACGGCTATTGTCTACGAGACAGTTGCAGAAACTGCCACGACAATAACCTTAAACATTTGGTCATACGCCGCCCTTGGCATCGAGGATATCGTCAAGGTGCAGAGCATCATCGATGTCCAATCCGAATACCAGCAGAAGCTGGGTTACGCCCTGGCTAAGGACGTCGACACCAACCTGGCCGTGGACGTCGCCGGGTTTACGCAGACCGTTGGCACCCTGGGCACGGCACTGTCGGACGCCAACGTCCTGGCCGCGGTGCAGTTGCTGGATAACGCCGACGCGCCCCAGACCGAACGGTTCTTCTTGATGAGCCCGGCTGAGAAGGTGGCCAAGCTGGCACTCGACCGCTGGTCGAACGCCCTGTACATCGGCAACACCAACCTGCCGTCCAAGGACGGTCAGCTCGGCGACATGTACGGACTCAATCTGGGCATCACCACCAACCTGGTGAAGCCGGCTGGCGGCCAGGCCAACAATTTCATCGGCCATCGGGAAGCCATCGCGCTGGTGATGCAGCGCACGCCCAAGTCGCACATCTTCTACGACATAGACGTTTTCAGCTGGAAATTGGCCGTCGAAGAGATTTACGGCCACCAGATGATGCGTCCGACGTTCGGCGTCTGGGCCAAGGGAGCCGCGTAGACCGTGGCGAGCGACACTTTCACCGAGCGGATGCAATCAAAAACGCTTGGCCGCTCGGACATTCCCCTCAGGCGCGGGCAGAATTACAACTACCCGCTGCGCTGGTGGGCGACCCCCAACGGGGACATCGTCCAGTTGCAGTCTGACCCCCAGAACCGCGCGTTGTACGCCGATCTGGGGTTTCACCTGCTGGCCGTCACCGCCGCACAGGGCGACTCGCTGTCGGAAGTCGAGGAGTGGGAACGCCTCGAGCGGCCCAGGATCATCGCCGAGCAGCGCAAGCGGGCCAAGCTGATCAATGCGATCCGCAAGGCAGACCAGAAAGACCCCACGCTGGGCACCCTCATCGACGTCGAGACGATCGACTCGCAGACCACCGACGAGCTCGAGGCCACCATCCGAGACATCCGCGCGCACGGCGCGGTGATCCGGGTGGTCGACACCAAGTTTCGGGACGAGCCCGAGCCGAGTCTGCTGCGCGGCGTCGAGACGAGCGCCACCAATGCGCTCGAGGACCTGCAACGCAAACTGAGCGCCGACGGCGCCAGGGCAACCACGATCGAAGGCACCGGCAAAGATCCCATCGACGAGGCGCGACGAAGGAGGACCTAAGACCCATGAGCGAACCTGTGGATTTCGTGGCTCAGGCGAACCTGATGCACGAGCACGGCCCGGCGGTGACGCCGCCCAGCACGCTGTACTTCACCTATCTGAAACCCGACGGCGAGTCGATCGTCGCGCCGGCGACCAGTGCCGAGGTGTACCTGCGGGAAGGGTTCACCATTACGGGCGAGCAGACCATCGAAAGCCTGGAGGCGTATAGCGCCGAGCAGGCCGCGAAGGCGGCCCCGAAGGCGGAACGTGAAACGCACGCGCCCAGGGCTGAGCACGTCGAGGGGCCGGCTCGGCCGAGGTCCTGACGATGCCGCTGGACGGCGGCAAAATCGGCTCGCAGGTCGGGGCGGCGATGGGCCTGTGGACGCACACGCCCGTCGATTGGCGTGGGAACGAAACGGGTCAGGCGCCGCCTGGTCCGGCGGGGTGGCCGCCCAACGCGTCGGCTGCCACCGCGGTCTTTCCGAATGGCTCACCCAGCGTGGCCACCGGTCAGGCAGTCAGCATTACGGCCATTTCGGTCACGGGTATCACCGTGTCGGGGGCGACCGTCAATTTTACCCTGTCGCAGTCCGCATTGAACTGGATCGACTACGGCACGACGACGGCCTACGGATCGACCAACACGCAGGGGTCGGGCACGGGTCCGCAGGTCAAGGCGCTGTCAGGGCTGACCACGGGCACGCTGTACCACTACCGGATTGCGGCGTACGCCAACGGTCTGACGACCTACTCGCCAGACGGGACGTTCACGACCAGCTAGGAGATGGTGATGCAGGACGACGACAACGCACTCGGCCAGGTGGCGTACGAGGCGTATTCGGCCAATACCGGTGGCAAGTCGCTGGCGACCGGCGACAACCTGCCCGCGTGGGCCGACCTCGGCGAGGCGTACAAAACGGCATGGATTGCGGCGGCGCGCGAGGTGGTGGCCAATGCCACCGAGCCTGTCGAGGAGCCTGCCGACGAGGCAGAGCCTGAAGCCACGGCGTGATCGACGAGCACGGTCGGACCGAGTACCTGAGCGTCATGGCGGCGCATCGGCCCGACTGCGCCTTCGGCCAGGGTTTTTTCCGCTTGAGTTTTGGGGAGCACGAGGTGCGGTACTGCCAGACGTGGGACGCCGTCCTGACCGCGACCAAACTACTCGAGGGCGTCGTGCCGGAGATCCGCGTCGAACGCGACGGGCATTGCCTCGATGGCGACCCGCTGATCGGGGATGCCAATACGCCGGACGTCGTCGACGGCGAGTGGTGGCTGTCTCTGCCGCGCGAGGATGCCATGCGCGAGCTCGGGCTGACCAGGGAAGCCGATTACAAGCGGGCGTACGACGCGATCGCGGCCACGGTTTACCGTAGGGACAATCGCGCGTCTCAGGGCGGTGTGCGGGCGTCCATCGTGATCAAACGGCCAGGGGCCAGGGTGGTGAACGCATGATCGACACGCTGTCTGTCAGCCCTGTCAGCCAGGACCGCTTCACCGATGGGATGTGGCGGCACACGGGACGGTTCCAGGTGTCTCGACGATTGCCGACGGGGGTGGTGGTGACGGTGACGCTGCCAGACGACTGGCAGACGATCACGGTGGCTGATGGGTCGATCACCTCGGCCAAGATTGCCGACGGCACGATTCAGACCGTGGACATTGCCAATGGGGCGGTGACCGCGGCCAAGCTGGGGTCGGACGTGCATCCGACGCCGGCCGAGTTCAACGCGCTGGTGGCGCGTGTGACGGCCCTCGAGGCCAGGCCTGTGATCAACAGCATCGACGACCTGGTGTACGGACCAGCCTGATGACGACCCCGCCGCTGCCATCCCCGCCACTCCAACTGCCGTCGTGGGTGACACCGCCGCTGGTGGCGCTGCATACCGCGACGCTGCAGTTGATTCGTTCGAGTCTTTCGCAGGAGGCCGGCCCGTTTATTGGTCCCGAGGCGTACGACGTCCGTGCGATGGGTGGCTCGGACGAAACCAAACTGGTCTGCACGATCTACCCGATCCTGTCGGGCATTCCGCAGCAGGACCAATTGATCGACCGACCGCTGTACCGCCCGAACGCGACGCAGGTCACGGACCGCAATCGGTACGTGATGAGCTACGACCCGACGACGGGCACCATTACCCCGGATGGTGTCTGGGCCATAGCGCCGCTGGCCGATCCTGGCCTGGGCACGCGGTACCAGGACCTCGAGGCGTTCATCTACGCCGATATGGAGCGGATGATCTACTCCGACCTGGAGAACACCGGGCTGGCCGGTTTTGGCGAGCGGTTCGAAGTGCTGGGTCCGTTCGACGCACCAACCTGCCACCGCTTGATCAACGAGGGGCTCAGGCACTGCTGGGTGGTGGTCGAGGTGGCGTGCGTGCCAACCATCCTGACGACCAGGCACGACCTGAGTGTGGTCGCGCCGTGGCTGATCGATACGGGCAACGTGCTGCAGGTGGGCCTGCTGGCAGCCGGTGAGGACCGCAACCTGCAGGACCCGTTCGAGCGGCGCATCATGGGCCAGGTCGAACGCGACGGCGGGCACTTCTATTTGAATACGCAGCCGCACACGTTCAACGACGGCGACCTGATTTATCTCCGCGTGCTGAAACGGGCGTACGACCACTGCCGGCCGGCGGGGGGCACGTTCGGCGATCAGCAGGGTCTGAGTCTGGAAACAGACGAGGCGCCGGTCATGCGCGGGTGGGCCGCGGCCGCCGCGCTGGTGGCTGGCTGGCGACAGTTCGGACATCTGCTCGAGCCGGCGGCCAATCAGCGATTGATCCGGGACCAGGCCAGCGCGGTGGCCGCCTTCAACGACCTGGTCAGGGAACACCTGGTGGCGGATATGCCGCAGAAGAAGCTGTACCGCCAGCGCACGTTCGGGCCAGGCGTCAGGACCGCTGGATGAGCTTTTTTGATGCGTTGTAGCAACGTGTGCAGAGCCCCAGTGCTCCGTGGCGTCGTTCCGTCGTATGGCATTGCTGGCAGTCGTCGAAGTAGATTGCCCACCGCCCGTTTCTGGACGGACGGCGACCTGTTGGTTGCTGCACGTTGTAACGAATACGTGCGAGACGACGGCCCTCGCACCTCGCGCAACGACCGCGGGCTTTATATGGTTTCTCGGTTAGACCGCACTCGATACACGCGTCAAATCGGGATGACCACTGCTTGCGGGGTCGGCGATCTCGTGGCCCGAACGTGCGAATGTCTTCGCGTTGATAACAGCGTGTACACAAGCCGTGCGAGGCGTGGAGCCTTGCTGTCGTCCCACACACTCGACACGAGTCGTGCAATAGAGACCAGCGTGAACCGAGCACCTTCTGTTCGTTGTGGATGTCCTGATGCTGAGTGTTGCTTACCAGACGGAGGTTTTCTAAACGGTTGTCCGTCTTGTCGCCGTTTACGTGGTGAATGTGAAGGCCTTCGGGAATTGCCCCGAACGCAGCCTGCCAGACAACACGATGCTCAAATGCCCGAGTCCCATCGGGGAGCCATAGGCGTACATAGCCTCGCGTGTCGACGTGCCGACCGCCGCGCCAGTGGTGACTGTCTGCCCCGCCGCGCGGCTTCTTGCACTCAGAGCACAGTCGCCCCGTCCTTGATGCTGTCGGTTGCAGCCCACACCGGCCACAGAGAAATTGCTCCAGCTCCACCACACAATTATACGGTAACTGGGGTAATGGCGTAATGTGTTCGCTGTATGCGAAGCGCTCCCCCTGGCCTTTTCACGTGGTCATTTCGGGCACGGGTTTTTTGATTGGTGCGCCGCAGCCGGGGCAGCCGGCGCTGGTGTCCACCAAGACGGCCGATATCGGCGCGGTGGCGCCGCCCGACTACTCGTACGCCGGGGCCAATCCGACCAACGATCGGGAGGAGCCGTTTCAAAATCTGACGCTGGGCCTGGGGTTGAGCCTGCAGGAGAAGTGGGACGATCAGCGGTACCTGGCGGCCAACGCGGTGGACCTGTCGGTCTGGCCGTGGTGCCTGGGTCCCGAGATCGGCACGTACACCCTCGGGGGCGTCGATGCGGTGCGGGGCATCAACCGGTTCTTTGAGATCGGCACCACCCTGTACGCCGCCAACGGGGTCAATGTGCTCAGAAAGGCCGCGGGTACGAGCGATACGTGGTCGATCGCGCACACGTTCGGGCAGCCCATCCTGGACGTGTGCGTCTTTTCCAGCAACTTCGACGGTGTGCAGCGGGCGTTCTTCGCATTGGCTGGCGCGGTGGCGCAGTACACGTCGGACGGCACCGCGTACACGGCAATGGCCACGTTCAATGCGTTGGCCTTCACGGTGATTGGCAAAGAGTTCTGGTGGGCGGACGACGTCAACCGGCTGAGAAAACTGGACACCAACGCCGACCCGACCAACGAAGCCAACTACACCAGCCTGATCTTCAGGGCGGGTGACAAGTCGGCCGCCATTACCTCGTTGCTGGTGACCAGTGGCGGCACGTTGGTCATCGCCAAAACTGACGGGACGTACACGCTGAATGCCGCCGGAGACGATCACGAGATCTTCCCGTTTTTGCGGTACGCGGACACGCCCAACAATGGCAAGGCGTGGGGCACGTTTGAAAACGGCCTGTACGTGGCCTACGGCAACAGTTTGGGTCGCATCGACTCCGACCTGTCGTGGACGTCGGTGGGGCCGGACGACCTGTCCAGCAACGTGGCGGGCATCTCTGGCCAGGTGACCGCGTTCGCGGGGGTCGGCCAGATGTTCGCCTATGCTGCGCTGCTCGACAGAAATACGAACACGGGCTACCTGTGCAAGTTCGGGGCCTGGGTCAGTATGGGCGTGCGAGGTCCACGGCAGAGCACGCTGGTGACGGCACTGGGCTCGCAGGGCACGGGCGAGCCGGTCCACATCGACGCCTGGCACGGCAGTGTCAGCATCCCGTTCGTCGGCCGCGCCATACAGGCATTGTTTGTCTCGACGATCGGCTCACCGACGAGTGGGCACACGCGGACGTACGTCGGCTTTTCTGACGGGTCGATCGGCTGGATCTTGAATCCGTGTACGCCCAATCCCGCGGGCTGCCTCGACTACCGGTACTTCGTGGGCGACGGCTGGGTGGACCTGCCGGTCTGGCACGGCGGGTACCACGCGTCGATCAAGAGTCTGCGTCATTTCAGCGTGACGGGTCCGCGGATCGACGCCAACGACTATGTGACGCTGGAGTACCGGTTGGACCCGACGCCGGGCATGGCGTGGACCCCGCTTTCTCATACATTCAACACGGCGGTGTACGACCGCGCGAGATTCCCGACGGGGGCGACCTGCACCCTGGCGGCATTGCGGGTGCATCTGCACAACACCGACCATGCGAGCTCGCCGCTGGTGTCGGCCGTGTCGTTGGGGCATGCGCTCAGGCCGCAGCGGGTGATGGAGTTCGCGGCCGACATCCTGTGTGCCGACGGCCTGGTACGCCGTGACGGAGTGCCGGTCAGGATGGGGCGAAAACAGATTCAGAAACTGATCGAGGCAGCGGTGGACAACCCTGGGGCGGTGACGGTGATCCTGCCGGACGAGACGACGCAGCAACTGTCGTTCACCGACTATTCGGTCATGCAGAGCTTCGACGAGATCGGTCGTCAGTGGCGAGGATCTCTCAGGATCAAGGCGGTCCAGTGGATATGAGGAGGCGCTGATGGCGCGAACGAACGCAACCAATTTTAGTGGCGCGCTGCAGTTCCCGTATGCGACTGCCGCGACCGATCTTTTCCACAAGGAAGATGTACAAACGCTGGCTCTGGCGGTCGATCAGCACGATCACTCGAGTGGCAAAGGTCTGATCCTGGCGACCGCGGCGATTCCTGCCAATTCGATCACCTCGGCCATGATTGTCAACGGGACAATCACCGGCGCCGACATCGCCACCAACACGATCGTCGGCAGCAACATCGCACCGCAGACGATCGTTGGTGGCAACCTGGTGGATGGCACCGTGGGCAGCCAGCAGATTACGGATGGCGGTGTCGCCACGGTCGACCTGGCCGCCAATGCCGTCACACAAGCCCGTTTCCTCACGGGTACAACCGCAAATCCGACAACGACTTCGGCGACCCTCGTGGATCTTCCCGAGGTGACGTTGACGTTTACGAGTGGTGGCACGGCTGCCGTCAGTACCCAGGTGCTCATCTGGCTGAGCGGGTCGTTCTACGACTCGACGGTTTCCGCTATCTGTACCTTCGGTATCAATATCGATAGTGCTGATGTCATCATCGCCCCAATATGCGCGCCAGGTGCTGGAACCGGCTTCATTTTCATCCCCACGGTGATCTACCTGACGACCCTGGCCCCTGGGGCACACACGATCAAGGGCCGCTGGAGCACGAATGCAGGCACGCTCACGTGTAATCAAGCGCAGCGTGTCATGAGCATTCTGGAGTTACGCCGATGACGATGACCGCACTGGGCGTGCCGACTGGGGGCAAACCCATCACCCTCGGCCAGTTGGAAGGCGAGTTGAACGCCGCTGGTGTGACCATGTCTGGCCTGGGCATGAGTGACGAGCACGTGTACACCTACGACGCTGCAGGACAACCTGCTGACTTCGAGACCGGGGCGCGCTCCACGGTCGATCAGATCGTTGCGGACCACATTGCCTTACGCGACAGGACCGACGAGGAATACGCGACCGAGTTTCAGGATGCAGCGACGACGGCGGTACGCCGTCAGGAGATTCGGGATATCACGGCGGGCCTGCTGCCGCGCGAACAGGTCAGGGTGGATAACGGGCAACCCATCGATCAGCCGGTACCGCAGGCGGATCCGCTGGAGGCAATCAGGGCCGTGCCGCTCGGATCAACGACGGACGAGCTGCGCGACGCGATCGTGGCCTACCTGGAGCGGTTCGGTGGCTGAGTACAACATCGGACCAGGGGTCGCCCAGGCGATGGCCGAGGCGGGCGATGAGCCGAGGAGCTCGGAGCAGTTCATCATCTTGCTCGAGGGCGACAAGATCTCGCAGACGTTCGGCCGCGACAAAATTTACTACTGGATCGAGAGGGATAACGTCGTCAGGACGTCCCCCTTTTGATGTTGTCGAAACAGCGACCACCTGGGATCCGCAGACCCAGCAGCCTGCTCAAATTTATGACTGGAGCTGCTCATCGTGTGCGACAGAATGGACCGAGCGCGCGGTCTGGGCTGCGCGGTCGGCCGACATCTACGCCAACCGTGAGGCGGTTACGTATGCGATCGGCTACCCGTCGAACATCAGCTCGGCACTGGGGCTGCATGACGGCAGTGGTGTGGAGCTGCAGCGAGTGCTACGCGAGCACGCCGGCCTCGACACCGAGCAGGGCTGGTTGTCATTCGACGAGGCCTACGAGCGGTACAGCCACACGCTGGGGCTGATGAGTGGGCAGCGGATGTACCACTGGGTTTCGGTTCGCGGAATTTCTGGCTCGAATCTCTGGATCGCCAATAGCGCGCCTGGCTATATGGGGGTTTGGGACATGCTCAGCCGCTACGACTACGAACGCCTGGGCGGCTGGTCCTGCATCTGGGTCGTGTGAAGGAGACGCTGTGAATATTGCGATGCCACCGATAACCGTGGGGTTAATCCTGGCGATCATCATCTTAATTTTGGCCGTCATCGGCCTGGTCGGCGTACTGCCGTTGAACCCGCTGATCATCTTCGGGATGTTCGCCGGGCTGGCCATTTCCAGAATGGTCTGACGCCAACGCATCGCCCTCGGCGACCAGGTCGCGGATGCGGTAGATGATCAGCACGCGGACGGCAACGCCTTCGCGTTCGGCGACCTTCTCCAGTTTTTCCCACGCGCTGCGCGTGATCGGGAGACTGAGCATTGGCATATCGCCAGTATGGAAGGCCCGCATGCGCAAAAGTCGTCAGTCTGGTCAGTGCTATCAAAGCACTGACGACGCAGTTAGCCCATGTTTTGTGTCAAAGGTGATAGAGCACGTGAAACGTTCAGATAGAAGTGCGCTTTAGGATCATCAAGCGAGACTGCACAGCACATCTCACAGTCACCATTGGCGCAGCGCACATCACGCCATACCTTGTGATAGAAGGCGTCGTGCCCGCACACGCGGCAGAGCATGACGAGCACCGGGCCGGCAGTAATCTTAGTCACGCTAAATTACGGGCTTTCGCGCGACCAAGTGCCAGATACAGAGCGTGGGAGGCGTCCACGTACTCCTCGCTCTCCTCGTCGTCATCCTCAGAGTTTTCGACGGCGGTAGCCCACGCGTGCGCGGCCTGCTCAATGGCCCGCAGCCGCTCGACCTCGGCCAGGGCTTCCTCGTGAAGGGCGTGACATACGTTCCCTGTTTCTTTAGCCGCATCACGATCCACCTGTAGCCGCTCGATCTGCTGCTGCAGACGGTCGATCTCTCGCTCTGAGGCTTCCATGTACGCGCTACGTTTGGTAGTCATAGTTGGGCCTTGTTGCTATCAAGCTCGATGACGGGGCACTCGCGGCACTCGTCGTTGTGTTTGTCGATGAGCGTTCGCAGTCGCTCCGCATCCGCCTCGGCAACCACACATGCTTGAAGGTGGCCAGCCGAGATGCGATTCAAGGCCGCGAGTTCTACTCGCAGCCGCTCGACTTCCTTTTCGGCGCGGACCTTGGCGTCGATCTCAACCAGATACTCGGCATGCAATTCCTCGAAGCTCACGGGGCCGGTGCCCGTCGACGCACGCCGATACGCCTCCGCAACTACTCTCGCGTCAGTGGGCGCCTGGTCGATGCGCGGATCGTGGGCAGGCTGACACCCGTCGCCGACGTAGTGAGTCTGGCCAGGATCAGTGCTCATGGCACGGGGCGGAAATGCTCGAGCGCCTGGGCGACTTCGTCGTCATCGAGCTGGCGGCTGACGTTGAACCTGACGCTCGAGAGGCACAGGTGTCCATCGGGTAGCCGGTCGTGTTCCAAACACAAACACCTGCAGCATAGACTGCAAAACGTTTGCACTGGAGCCTGGCAGCCAGCGCGTTCACACTGATCGGGGAGGGTCATAGAACCTCGCTTTAAGGATAGGGACAATGGGTCATTGACACGGTGGGTGGGTGGGTGTAAGCCAGACGTGCGCGCGACGCGGGGCGCGCGTCCGCTCCCGCACAGCGGAAGGGGGGATCAACCCGCGACCAGACAGATCTCGCAGCTCGTGATCTCTTTGCAGGACGCCACGGGCTGCTCGACGACCGTCTGAGCCGCTGGTTGATCCCTCCCATCTCTATAGGCTCCCCTGTGCGGGGAAAAGAGCGGACGATGAGTGCCGCGAGGACGCCCCCAGGGCACGGCTCCCATCATCCGCCCATCCACTAGTGGCTATGCGCCGCACGGCGGGCACACTGGGTGCAGTGAAACGCACGGACGTTGCCGGTGCCCTTGAAGGGGATCGGATGGGCGTGCACGCCGTTGCCCAGCCACTGCTCGGCGAGTGACGCGCGTCCGGCGCGATCGGCGATGATCGATTGGGCGAAGTGGACGTAGTCGGCCGTTACCTCGTGGCTGAGGTGGCCGACGATGCGTCGCAAGCCGATCTCATCACCTGGGAACGCCACCAGATACCACGTACAGAACGTGTGGCGCAGCCGATGGGCGATGGGGTTCAGAACCCCCGCGGCCTCGCCGAGGCGTTGGATGATGCGGCTGGCGCCCTCCGATGACAGTGGCCGGCCTTCGTGCGACAGGAACAGGCGACCGGCGTCCTTACCGTGAGCGGGGCGAATGGTGAGATACGCGCGCAACGCGCGCACGGTGCAGCCGCCGTCACGTTTTGAGCCGTCGCCCATGGGCACCAGGCGTTCGCGGCGGCCCTTGCCGTCTCGGCCGACGAGCGCCTGGCGCTGATCGAGGCGCAGGCGATCGATCGTCAGCGTGGCGGCCTCGCCGATGCGCATGCCAGTGTCGAGCAGCAACAGGAAGAGGGCCTCGTCACGAGCCGCGGTACGCGAGGAGCGGGCGACGCCCCACATGGCGTTGACCTCGATCTGGGTGTAGGGCTCGCGCAGGATTTTGCCGACCCGCGGCACGCTCAGCTTGCGCAGCGTGTCGTCCGGGAGAATGCCCTCGCGCTCGAGGAAGCGGGCGAAGGTTTTGGCGCGTGCGGCCAGGGTGCGGACGCTGACGGCGCCATGGCGGGAGCTGGCGGGGTTGACGCGATCGCGGTACCAGGCGAGGACGGCGCGGACGTTGTTGG